AATAATTAGAAGCGGACCGGTCCAATCCCACCGCTTTCTTTTGTTCGTCCGAAATTTTGATCTCGGGGAGACGAACTAAACCGAAGTTTTTGATTTCGTATTTAGTAAATTGGTCTGAGAAATTCATTTTATATCAATGTTTAAATTCTTAAATTTTTCTATTTTCCGCGCGAACTTCGGGAAGCTGTTTAGGATTCGGTATAAAAGCTTGCGCTACAAGACGATGAACATAATAACAACAATCAATACTTTTTTGTTTTAAATGAATTTGGAGATAACCTCCGCTATGATTATTAAACTTTAGTATTTGTCCTTTTAGTCTAGCTGGAAAACCTCTGCGTATTACAACTCTATCTAATGAACGAACGTTCCCGTAAGAAGATATTTGATAAAAGCCTTCAAACCTAACAACGTCCTTCCAAATCTCTATCATATATTTACTTCTTTAATTAACTCTTTAAAAACCTTCCAAGTTGTCAGGCAATCTATAATTCCATTGTGTAACTGAGATTCTTCTACATCGATATTAAAGTCTTTAGATAGTTGTCCTAAAGAACATTTAATTTTACGAGAGTATTGAGTTAATAAAGAAAATTGCCATGCTAAAAGACTCCTTTTAGGATCGTAAGGAATGTTAAGCTTCAACGAGCGAGCTAAACACAATACATCTAAAGTTCGGGGGATAAATGAGTAATCCGGTTCTTTACCGAACTGCCGCCGAAAAACTTGATGAATCATACAATCATAACCCAAATTATTATATCCGACGAATAAATATTTAGGATCGTAAAGGTATTTTTCAATTTTAGATAAAACCAACTCTGCCGGAACTGATTTCGATTTGTAATGTTCAAAGTCAAATCGAGTCACTTGAGCGGCTTTAGTTGAAATACTTAAGTTATCCCACCAAGGAAAATAATCGTTTTTTTCTACAATTTCATTATTTTCTATTACCAACCACGATGCTTGCCACGGTCGGGCGGATATACAATTGAGACTCTCCGTCTCGTAATCCACCAGTACCGCATTAATTTTCTTATATCTTAATAAATCACTACCCAACATATTAACCTAAATATTTGATATTTGCTTGACGACAATACTCTTCAAAAGAGAAATCGTCCGAACAGAAAAAATCAATTCCGGGATTACGAATTGACTGTTTATCGTCGCCCATATTAAAAGCGGCGCGGGTAGAGTTAATTCTGAAGACTTGATAAGCCTTGAAATCTGCGCGGGCGTAATAATAAATTGAATGGATTGGTAGTAAAGGATAATTCTCTTTCCGCGCGAAATCAGCAACCAAATTTTTTAAAGTTTCATTGAAAGGTAATTTTTTATCCTGAATTTCTAACCAAACGGGAATATCTCCAAAATCGGGGATACAATTACCCATTTTAAAATTATTATTGTGAATGAACCCGCCGAAAAAGGGGATTGTAACGATAATATTTCGAGTGTAAAACTTTTTTAAGATATTCCAATCTAATCGGTTCTTGATGGCATTGGAATAAAGTTTTATTAAATCGTTGCAACCGTCGGAATTTTCTGCCCATAAACTAACGTAGGATTCGGTGTTTTCTGTTTCTTTCGGGTCCCGCGCGGCGTCTTCACAGACGGTCATTTTTACACCCCAAACGAACTGATCAGCGACTTTGGGAGTGTTTTTGTAAGCGGATACGAAACCCGAATAGGTATTGTCTCGAATGAATATCTTTTTTAAGTTGTATTTTTTCGCGATCGAGAATATGGAATTGGGTCTGTTATGTTGAATTTCATCTGGTTCGTCCAGAGTTAATATGCTCCGGCCGGAGCTGAAATGACTAGTAAAACAGGGGATTAATTCATCCATTTTCCTTATTTTCCACTGTTTTAGGATTAAGGCAATATAAATCGGTGAGATAAAAATCTTCAATTTCTACGTTCGTTGGTTCCAAACCCGCCCACCACCACTCGCCATTAATTTTATGTTTTTCCCACGGTTCGGTGCGTAAAATCTTTTTTTCTACTGATAAAATGTAATGAAAACTATCATCAATATAAATATCATCCGGCTCGGCGGGATGCATGGCTGCACAAAAAATTCTACCGTTTTTGCGAATTCTGACCGCCATAAAACTTCTATTTCTTTTCGGGAGGACTTTCCGGCGGGGGTATTTCCGGCGGCTTTTTTTTAATTTTCTTGTTTTTCTTTAAAAAGTTCTTATCATTGATATGGGCGTAAACGCTTTCAATTAACAAACCCATGATCTCAATTGATTCTTTATTTTCCAAACCAATAAAAATATCCGATTTATATTTGGTTTTTCCTTTTTGGAGTGTCAAAATTACGTAATCGACCTTCTCGTCTTCCAACTTTTCAGAAATATCCAAAATAAAATCCAGACTAGCCATTAAGTCCCCCAGATTTTACGTTAATACGTCGCCCTAGTTTATCATACCCATTCTTCCTTTCTAAGTCAAGACTATAGTATTTATCTTTTTTTCGTGTTAAATGCCGCGTTGAATTTACGTAAAGGAAATCTTTAAAAATTTTTAGCGCATCCATTCTGAAGATTCTTAACAAAGAAATACCCGGTGAATGTTTAACATTACTTACTTTAATAGATTGTTGTTTAATGTTGGTGAGTTCAACTACTTTAGTTTTAATTCCATCGATCAAGTTTTTTGCGCCAACAATTGTAATGTATCCCCGTGTTGTTCCGGTCTCTTTACTCGCATTCGGATTAATATAAACACATCCGTTTCCATCAAAATACCCACGAATAAAATGCCGCACCAACGAATCGGAAACGATATCCGAATTTGGAAATGTTAATGTAAAAGATTTTCGGGGAATACATCCTAAATTAATTAAATCTTTACGAAGCTCCACACTAGATATTACGAAACGAATATACGTCTCTATTTTTCCACCGTCCAAAATCTTTTCAAAAAACGTTGGAGAACCGGTATACCTAATATCTTCTTTAAATTTATTAATTAATTCAATATCTTGTAAGTTTAGACTAGTGCTAATACCTTGAGATGTGATGCCAAAATCCGCATACAAAAAACCCAACCAATAAGACTTTATATCATTATCTATTTTTTTAAAGAAATTTATGTCAAAAGTAGTGTTTCTTAAGAAAGTTAATGCCCCTTTCTTAGTATCTATTCCCGCCCCCCTAAGAATTTCTAAGGTATTCCAATAAGAGATTTTATATCTTTGTTTTAGTTCCCGCGTCAGGACGCCGCTTTTATAATCTTCAACTAATTGCCGTTTTAGTTGAGCGTCAATTGTTTTTGTCAATATTCTTGCCATTTATATTATTATAACGGAATTAAAGATTTATGTAGCTTCTTTACTTCTGCCGCGCGGTTTTTATCCACGGTGAGAAAATCTTCTTCGGCGGTTTCATCCCGTTTTTATAATACTCAAGTATTTTTATTATATCTTCTCGACAATAAGGAACCGAATGAATATCGATATCATTATGTCGGATATGTAATAATGTTAAATTTTTTATCCAATATCCTTTTTCTTCTAGCATCCACGCGTAGAGGCTTAATTGTAAAGTATATTTATAAAATTGCGTAGAAAATTTATGGGACAGCGGCGGCAACATCCTATTTTTAAATATAGAATATTTTTCCAATGGCTTACCATTCGCCCAACCATTTGTCTTAAAGTCCCAGACGCCGATCGAATTATCATCTTCGAAGTATTCAACAACGTCCGTTGTTCCCGCTATTAAAAAATCTAGATTATAAAGCAATTGCTCCGAAAAGACTTTCCCCTTAAATTTAACTTTTTTCTTTAAAGCTTTAACTAATTTTTCATTATCATCTTTTAGAACTTTACCCGTTTCAATAAAATGTTCCGCCGATTTGTGAAAGGCGGTACCGAAAATACACGAATCATCTTTTTTCTTATCCCATTCTTTCTTTAATTCTTCGGGCGGAATACCTCTTTCGGCGGCTTTCTTACGGAGAATCGAGCCGTCCGGATCAAATTTAGGTGAGAATAAAGAAATTAATTGAGAAACACTAATTAAATGTTGCCCATCTTTCGTTGTATATTTATGTTCAATGGGTTCAAAAGTGACATAATTATCATCTCCCATTAATTGTTTTTTAATAAAGTTCATTTCACAAAATCGTAAACGTGGACTTTTTTACCTAATCGTTTCGCTCTTTCGATTACATCCGTTGTGCCTTTACTCATATTAACACGCCATGCTACTAAAATATCGCAGTCTTTTGCTACTAATTCGTTCCTTCTAAACCCCGCGCCTTTGTCGGTGGAACCATCTTCCCTTCTCCACCGGGCGTAATGCGTGATTAAAGAAATACCTTTTTTTTCGCAAAACTCTCGCGCGAATTCGTCAGGTCCTTGTTTACATCCGCCGGATACAATCATCTCGATTTTATCTTTGTTTTTATCTAACCATTGAAAAACGGCGATTCTATCCGTATACTCTCGGCTCCCGACGATAGCCACACGGTATTTTTTTTGTGGTTTTTCCATTTTAATTAACTTTGTTTTTCGGTATTTTCTTCAATCTTTATAATATCCTTAGTATCTTCCAGTTTTTGGAGCGCGTAGTTTGGTTTTTCTAAGTTATAAATCCAGATCGCTTCACCAAAATCCCGACCATCCCAATCAACCAATCCCCGTATACCATTTTTAAGAGTGACTATTTTTCCAACTAAATGTTTTACATTATTTACACTAGAACAAAAGAAATTAGATTTTCGGCGTTTCTTTCGTTTCCACGGATTCGGGTTTTGTTTGCAATAGTGCGGGGTAAACCAAGTATGATTTAAAAGAGACCATTTTCCTTTTGATAAACCCCAAACTAAACCCTTTCTGTTACAATATTTACAAACAGAATTATATACCAAACGATCGAATTTCTTCATAAATTCTGATTGTTTTTACGCATCTATTTTCTTAGTGTTCCAACGTATAATTTCCTCTTTTTCAAAGTGAAATTCCCGTTCACACTTTTCGCATTCGAATGATCCAGTGTCCGCCGGAATATCCCAACTATCAAAGTGTTCTTTTCCGCAATAAGGACAAACTAAATTTTCGGTGAGTTCGTGGTTAATTTGCATATTTTATCCTTTCTTTCATTAATAATTCATAATTTGGATTTATCTCTATTTTTAAATTATTAAAAATTGTAGAGTTTGTTATGATCCATTTAAAACATCCATCTTAACTCTTTTTACTATTTCATCAACATTAAAACCCTGTCGGGCGTAACTAATTGCAATTTTTAAAATACCAGAATATGGTATCCGCGCGGATTTACTTATCTCAAAAAGACCTTCTCCAAGTCGATCGGGATCATCGATGTTTAAAGTTTTATTAAAAAAGAATTTAGATTGATCCATCGACTATTTGTCTTCCGTTCGTTAATGTAATTTCTTTATCTCCGATTTGTTCTTTCCAAGTTTTTGACCAAGGTCCACGCAATGTAAAAACCCATGTTGTTCCATGAGAAAATACTTGGTGGAAAGTTTCTCTTTTGGTAATTATCGGAAAAATAGAAGGCGTATAGTATTGCGTTTCGGCTCCGTTAAGATGGCGCTCTTCTAATTTTCCCTTTAGAACCCAAGAGATACAATTGAAGGCATGATTATGAAATGCTTCACGGGTCCCGGGATCAAAACGTAGTAATGCAATAGTGAATAAAGATTTAATCTCAATCAACCAATATCCCCAAACGTGGGATTCCGCGCCGCCGTCTTTCGATTTAGATAGTATTTTCATATCCGTATTGTTCAATCACTAAATTTTTATCAATATTTAAAAGCTCGTTCACATCTTTGCCGCCGCGCGGAAGGCGAATTTCAACCTGATCAGGATCAAAATAGTTTAAAAGTTTATCTTTAATCTTTTCGGCCGCGACTAAACCAACATTTGTCTCTTTGTTCTCATCGTTATTTAACGCTAAAATTATTTTATTAACATTTAGTTTAATAATCGTTTTGAGTAGATGAGTTCCAATTTCCACCCCGAATAAACAAACAACATCTTCGATTCCGCAGGAAAAAAACGAAAGAACGTCCGAGATTCCTTCGGTTAAAATAATCCGCCGGGTTTTCTGGATTGTTTTATAGTTAAGAAATAATGGATAGGCGAAATATTCCATCTTTGGTCCGATAATGATCCACTTGGGTTGCTGATCATCCTTTAATGCTCGCCCCGCCCAACCGATGATTTTCTGAGAACTATTAAAGATTGGAAAAACATAACGATAACCTAACTTCCCTTTTTCGTAAGTAACGCCGCCCCGAAATCTTTTTAATACATCAACATCAATCCCGCGCTTTTCCCAATACGAATAATCCTCTCCTAATTTTTTTAATAATTCGGGCGGATATATCCGCGCGGTTTTAATTTGAGGTTTCTGAACGGGTGTGGATAACTGGATATTTTTGTTTTTAAGCCATTCTTCAAGCTTTTCCTCAGAATTAAGATTGAGGGTAAGTTTAATTAATTTAGAAAGGGGTCCTCCGTCACAAGCAACAAAATCGTAATAACTAGCAGTATCACTATAAATCGCAATTGAACCAACCTTATCGCCGGAACGATAAACCGCGCGGCTAACGATATGATTTCCGACCCTCTTTAATGGATAACCTAATTCTTCAAGAATAGATAAATAAGAATTCTCTTCCATTTTTACAATCCCTCTTCGGTGGTTGGATTGGACACGTTTGGTTTTTGTTGTAAAAACTTAATAATATCCGCATACGTTCCATGTTCAGTTATTTTAAAGTTATTTACATCATAATTAATAAAATTGGGAAGATATTTTATTTGTTTCCCGTCTCTTACCCTTACTAACTCGTTAATCCCGCTTTCGCATTTTCCATAAGTCCGAAAGACTAATGGTTTTAAGAGGTTGCGCCCGAATTTTGTTCCCCAAGATGTAATTTCTTCTGGAGTCTTTTTTCTGAACAGAAATAAACCTTGAGTAAACCAACTAATTCGATCCGATATAGCAACACTCGATTCATTATCTAACTTGTTGATACCTAAATCGTTACGATTCTGTTGACATGCGGCGAATATTGGTATATCCAATTGATTTCCTAAATCATTAAACCGACAAACCGAATCGCCAATCGCTTGAAACTCCGCCCAATTTTTTGTTACTTCTGAAATCTTGAGATAATCATATATTACGAAACATTTATTGCCCCGGCCGACAAATTTATAATACCATCGTTTGATCAAAGAAATAACTTCGGGAACAGGCATCAACCCAACGTATTTATGGAAGATTTTACCTTTTAAGTAATCGTATTTATCCAATTCTTTCTCAACTTTATCCCTGTATTCAGCCATTTGTTTCCATTGTCCATTTTCGATATATGGCAAAGGACATTGGGTAATCGCGGAGATCGCTCGGTTTTTAATGAGCATCGGTCTCATTTCCGTATCGATAATTAAAGACGGACAATCGTTTTGAATTGAGATGCCTTGTGCCATATTTAAAAGCCACGAGCTTTTTCCGCTTTTTGCGCGAGCCGCAACAACATAAATTCCATCTCCCGCGCGGACGCCCCCTGTTAGATCATCAAACAAAGTCAAACCGGTCTGATATCCAACCATTGAAACGGGATTCTCGGCGGCTTTCTGAGCTACTTCTTTTAAATCACCATACAAATCAACCGGATCATCATCATTTAAATTTATGATTTCGATCTTTTTATTATGTATGCCGTCAACCCCAGTTACTATTTCACTAATCTCTTTACTTCTATTTTTAAAGATAAACTCCTTAACACGATCGGCGTTCTCCGTAAGTTCGCGACAAACCGCGAGTTTTTTAAGTTCAGCAAAACAATCAATAACCCCTTCTTTACTGATAGCGGTAAATGCAATTGAACTTAAATAATCTGCGAGATTTAAATCTCCGAATTGGATTAAACCCAAATTAACTAACTTCTGAGCTAAAACCACCGAGTCAATTAATTCTTTCTTATAAAGAGATTGTTTTAAAACGGCATAAATTTGCCGATGTTGATCATTAAAAAAATCGGTGGTGTTTATTCGAAGATCGATTTCGGGGAAAACTTCGGGATATTTAAGAAGACCACCGATACAATTTTTTTCAATATCAAGCGATGCTAATTCTGATTGCTTTCTAATCATTTTTGTTTTTTTAAAAAGTTCATTTTCGAAAACTCTCGTCTTCGACTGGCGATTTCATGTATGACGATTCCAGTAGTCGTACCCAAATTCAAACTCTCAATAATACCACACATCGGAATGGTAATATTAAATTCAGCATAATTAAGGGCTTGTTCACTTAACCCTTTAGCTTCATTCCCAAACCATACAGCTAATCGCGGCATTGTATAAACGCCTTCGTTGACATTTACATTTGGTTTATTCTGCTGATGCGGGGAAGTGCTCGCGGATATGAATTTCTTTTTATCAAGATGACCCTTGCAATCTTCAAAATTTTTAAACTTTTTAACGAAAACCCATTTAATAGCAGATGCCGAAATATCATTAAGTTTCGATCTATCGCGCATTTTTTGCCAATTATCGGGTAGAATATTATAACCATCGATAACGTAGAGTTTTTCCGCGCCTAAAGCATCAATATTTCTCAGGACGGAACCAATGTTCTGAAAGTTTTTCGGATTTTCGAGAACAATAATAAAATCTTTACAGCGAAAGTTTTTCGCCCGATTTGCTTTTATTCTAAGATTTGTTCGCATTGTCTTTTAAATGAAGTTGATTAATTAAAATATTATAACAATCCGCGCGGAATCTCCAACCGTAATCGCTCATAGGATCAATCTCACCCTTCTTTCTAAATTTAGCTAATTTAAAGAATTCTTCCTTCTTTATCCATCCTAATAGCCAGCCGCACGAAAAATCTTCCATGATCCGAGTAAAAAAATAGAAATCGCACTTTTGTTCGGTATTATAATCCGGCACGTTGCAGTAGTAATCCGGGCGGGGAGCGGTTCTGATTATCTTGGTTTTTACGTCTACTGTAAAGCCTTTATTTGTAATTAGATCGTAGTCGTAGGTGTTCTTTAATTCGCCGCCGAATTCTCGTTGAACTAGAAGTTCGCCCAAAAAACCATAAACATTGCCTTCTCCTTTTTTAATCGAGTTACGAAGCGCCCCTAATTCTTCGGCAAGTCTTTCCGCGCGGATGATAAATGTTTTGGGGATTTTAACTTCAATCATTATCTGTAAATTTAAAATTCGCCGAAACTTCCATCCATTTCCCGTCTTGCTGAATTTCAATTTTAAGATTTTCGGGTGACAATTCTTTATCTAGCGATTCTTCAATCGTCTGCTGATTTTTGATTTCAAATTTCTTTTTAGCTAACCAAAACTTGAATTTAGGTGTTTCGATTAAACGAAGAAAGGCGTTCTTTTTATTCTCGGACTGAGAGCGACTATCAGAAGCACGTCCAATTGCGCCGGAATTAAAATGGATTAACTGAACACCACTTGCCACTTTATTCCGCGCTTGCCCGCCCGGTCCCGATCCGCAATAATAAGAAATATCGAAATCTTTAGCGGAACAAATATTAATTTTTTGTTTTTCTGACATTCTTAAAAGATTACATTAAAATTCTTCTTAAGATATTCCCGCGATAACTGTTTTAAATCTTTTTCTTCTAACTCGATAACGCGGAAATTATTATCTTCAAGGAATTTTATCTTTTGTATATCTCTCTTAATCTGATCTTTAAGCGCGTTTCGAGAACCATGAAAAAAGGGAACAAACTTTGTATGTTGTTCTCCATTTATTTCAAAACATACGCGCTTCGAACTACATAGAAAATCAACCCTTAATAAGCCACCGGGTAAACGATACTCATCATACCAAATATAATGAGGCGCGTTTTCCTTTATCCAATCTTTAAATATCTGAGCTAATTTGGACGGGGCTTTTTTGTTAAAGTCTATTCGATATTGAGAATCCTTATGAGTAACTTCTTTACCATTTGGCATTTTCCATCTCATGCGTTAATCAATACCGCGCGGAATTTATTAAAAAGGAATTCAACGATTTTCGGATTTTCTTCTAAATAACTCCTAAAATTATCCATTCCCTGATGACGATGGTCAAATTCTTCCCCGATTTTTTCTTTTACTTCTTTAACCAAGTCCGCTGATACTTCGATCCATGAGCCGTTCTTTTTAGCTAATTCCCAAGCTAAAAGCTGATCGACAACCTCATATTCTACCCAAACGGCTGATTTACCTTTAACCCCATGTTTCACCGGGTATTGAACCGTAATGTAATTCTTCTCGTTAGCTGATTTTTTAATCTGTATTTTACAATGATGCCCCAAAACTTTTGTTTTCCCATCGTTTATTTTTCCGGTAGCACTACTTAGAATTAAATCACTTTGATAGAATTTATTAAATTCCAAAATCCAGTTAGCATAATGAGAAAGCGCGAAACCTCCCGAATAAGACCCGTCTCGCGGCGGAGTTTTTGCATAAGGATCAATTTTAACTTCGGCTGTAACTTGACTAATTAAAATACCCATATGACCTTTAACGTTCATCTCAAGACTGAAATCGGTTAAAAATCGTTTGGAGATTGCCGGTGCCCCCGCCACTTTTGCCGCTTCATCATACGCTTTTCCTTCGTCTGCTTTAATTTTTAATCCGTCCATCGAATCTACAATATAACAAAACAATGTTTTTGTAGGATTATTGCGGATTAAAGTAGAGATATATTTCGCGATAATCTCATATTTCTGACAATTAATAACAAGAACCGTTCCGTCCGCCCATTGACTTGGGTCTTTAGTATAAACCATACCGGTTCTCTCCATATTCTCTTTTGAGAAACGACCCTCCGCGCGGATATACAATCCTTTCGCTTTTCGCCCGTGCTCCGCGTGATAACGTAGAAAATTAGCTTGAACTTCCAAAGATGAAGGCGTTTTACCACTATTCATGTGTCCACAAAAACGATGAAAACCCGGACCAAGCCCCCCGCCCAACTCTACATCGAGATTTAAACTACCAGTGGAAATCTTATAATCAATCTCTTCTTCTTTATTAAGATGATCATCCGCTGTTTCATCTAAAAGTTCAGACATCAATTCTTCAGGGGTAATGCCCGCTTCTTTAACTTCTTCCTTCTTTTTTGCCATAAATTCAAAATTCATCCTACGCGGTTTTCGCGCGGAGACAAGATAAATGATTATTTTATTTAAGATTTAACCAGCGCCGCCAATCTTTTTAAAGCTTCATCTTTATCGGAAATGGTAAAACCCAACAATCCCCAATCTTCGTTGGATGGATAAACTTCTCGATCGGGGTAGCTGCGACCGTAAATTTCGGTAGCTTTACTTATTTTAATTTGGATCAATTCGTAACTGGTTACTTTTCCAGCTTTGCTTTGTTCGTAAACCGCCCAATTTCTTTGGCGCGCGATTTGTTTTAAATCAAACCCATCTTTTTTCAAAACTGTATCAATTTCTTTCATTTGTTTAATTCGGAATTTATTAATTTTTTTACCAATCCCCGAAAATCCGTTTTGGGAGACCAGCCTAATTCTTTTTTAATTTTTGACGCATCTGCTCGGAGGTAATCTTTTTCCGCGCGGAAAAATTCGACGGAGACCTCTATAATTTTGTCTTTTTCGAAAGGAGGAATAAAAGCAAATTCATTTAACCCTAATCCGCGCCATTCAAGGGCTAATCCGGCGCAAAAACAAGCGTATTCGACAAAATCCCGAACGGTGGCTGGTTCATCCGTGCTGATTAAATAATCGACCGGTTTTCCGTGGTTTAGCATCAACCAACAAGCTTCTACGAAATCGTCTGTATCGCCCCATGAACGAATGGCATCCAAATTACCCAGCTTAATCGGAGAAATTGGCTTTCCTTCTTTATAATTTTTGAGTATATTAACTATTCCCTTTGTTACTTTATTTGTGAGAAAGTTAACTCCCCGTTGAGAAGATTCGTTATTTCCCAAAATCGCGTTGACGGCAAACAGATTGTATTTTTCCCGATATATTTTAATTAAGTCATGAGCGGCGTTTTTTGAACCACCGTAAATATTCGCGGGCGCGGGTTTCGAATCTTCGTTGATCGGCCGCGCGGAATTTTCAAATTGTAAAATACTACCACTTTGAAGAAATCGACAATTAAGTTTATTTTTAACAATAGATTCAAGACAACGCATGACTCCCAAAACATTTGTGTCAAATACCTTTACCGGACTTTCCCATGCGGGCTGAACGGACGTGTAACCAGCGTAATTAATAAAGTAATCCGGTTGAACCTGCTTTACGATATCATTAATACTAATATCGTCCGAAATATCTCCATAAATTACTTTAAATCTTGGATTATCAATAAAATTTTGGATCGGAGTTAAATCGATTTGGGATTTCCTTCGAGTTAATCCAAATATCGAATGATGGGTGTTCTTAATTAAATAAGAAATTAGCGCCGATCCCATATTCCCCAAGCATCCTGTGATTAAAATATTCAATTTATCTCCCTAAGTGGTATTTTTGGATCGAAAATTGTCATCCAAAGTCTTTCAATAATACCAGAGTAATGATCTTGAAGTTCGTTGGTTAAAAAATCATAAGAATAAAGTAATTTTTTGTAAAAGTCATGGGGTCGATATTGAATAGCCGCGCGGGATGCAACGAATTGTTCACCCGCCGAAAACTTCACGATAGCATCGTCACCAATAAAAAGTGTATCGTAAAATTTTTTTACTTCGTTTACGTTAGGTTCTTCGGCGATTGAGCCGAGCGGACAATAATCAAAACCTTTACAAACAGCCAATCTTTGATATAAATCGGAACAATGTGGAAATGGATCACCCTGTATAAAAGCAGTATGTTCCGCCATGTAATTATAATTTCGAACAATATGTTGAAGATAAGAATACGCCTCCCTACCTTTTTCGGGGATAGGTATAGCGTTACGAATATAATCTCCTTTATTGTAAATCACGTAATCATAAATACATTCAGATGTTTGTAACCATGAAACATCTTCTCTAAAGCGAGCTAAAACAAGTTGAAGTTTCATTAAATTTCCTTCAAATTCAGAAGCGTAGAAATTTCATCCATTTCTTTAAAAAAAGATTCGGACATTTCAATGGATTTTCGGGGAACCTCCGGATCATCTAATAACTTGATGAAATTATTTAACTCACCATTGTCTTTCATGGATTGCCATGCGGAAGTTCCGATCGTTGGGACCATATTTAATTCAAAAGAACGTTTTAAACCACTAAAATCCCGCAGACTTCCAGAAATAAGTTTAGGACCGCGCCGCATTTGGTTTAAGGTTAACTTGATCTCATTTTCGACGTTAACCCCCTCCGCTTCCAACCGTCCAAAAAGAAAACTGATGTAGTCAACGTCATGTTTGGAAACCCGCACGGCGGTTTCATGTTCAGTCACGCCAGTAATATTCAAAGAAAGACTGGAATAAACCATGTTGCAAATTTGAATCAGACGTTCGCTGGGCGGAAGTTTAATACCCAGCATTCGAGTATTGAATTCTTTATTTAATTTATCAATCCAAGGACAAAGTTCAGGCTCCAACATGGTAGAAAGGGGCATTTGAACGTAAACCCTTCCCATTCGATCGTTGCTCCGAAGATGATCAACAAGAGTTAGCAACTGATTGATCTTAAAAAAGAAATCTTTATTTGTAATCTCTTGTCGTTGAAGGATTTTCGGATTGGTTGTGAGCCCCGCGAAATATTCTTTTGGATTACCGCCGACGGTTGAAATAATTTCATTGATAAATTCCGGATTTGCGGAATCGATAAAAAAAGTTCGCATTTCTCATTATGTTACGAAGTTTTAAGTAGTTTATCAACATCGTTTTTGATTTGTTTCCAATTTTCCGCGCGGATGGCTTTATCGTCGATTATGACATCGGCGTTTGGTTTACCGAAGTAAAGTTTATCAATAGGGATGTTGTATTTATCTAACCAATTTAAAATAAGACGAGATTGTTTAACGATAATTTCACCTATATCATTATTGCAAGTTTTCATGTGCCGCGCGGTGTAAATGGAAATAGTATGTCCCTCTTTTTTCCATCTTTGTATTTGTTCTACCGCGCCGGGAAGTGGTTTTACGTCTTCGTATGACTCATCATTTTGTTTGTTCGCGCAAACGGTATTATCCAAGTCCAAAAGTATATTAAGTTTTTCCATATTTTTCCATATCTTCCGGCGTTCCCAATGGCACAACCCCGTCAACTATTTTACCAAAAACCGGTATTCCATCCCTCAAATAAGTTTTAATAACACTAGACAGGTAATACTCGCCATTAACGGTATTATCTCCTTTCAAGGTTTTATCCGCCGAATCTAAAAACTGTTCTACATTTGAAAAATAAAAAACGCCGACCATTGGTTTACCGCCCGATTTTAGCGCAGTGGAATCTTTTTCGTAAACTCCCGTTACTTCGTCTCCATTTAATTTAAAAAAACACCATTTCGCGGAATCGTCTAATGGCTCAAACCCCGTCAAAACAGCGAAATTATCAGTTATCTTCTTTTTGTTTTCAATAAAATTGAATAGATCGTCCCCGTTATATAGATTATCTGCGTCTAAAAATAAAATTTCACTATCGCTTTTTAAATATCCCTCATCGAACATATTCAGTGTGGTATTAAAAGCGGTTTCGAGATTACCACGGGTTAAACGATCCATCGAACAAATAAAAATATTCTCACCAAATGTATCAATCAAACGTCTAACCACGTCAAATTTGTCGTCATGTTTTTCTTGAATGGTAAAATTAAGATGATGATCTTTAAAAGGAATCGATAAGAGAGTCCATTCAAGAATTGTCTTTCCCTTAACTTCAACAAAAGGCTTATATACGTCGCCATATACATCGGTAAAACGTTTACCTTCTCCCGCCATTAAAACTACAATTTCCATTTAAACCTTTTCTCCCTGAAATCCATTGTCAAGAGTCCGGATTTTCATATTTAAATTATTACCTAAAGATGTAAGATGATAAAACAATGTGCGTTCGCCGCCGAAATCATACTCATGACGGGCATAAATTTCTTTAAGTCTAACAAAACATTCGGAATATTTATCCATGTTTTCTGAATTGGATAATGCAAAATAGTCATTTGCTAAACCGTCTCCAAATGGACCGGGTAGATAAATATAGTCATAATCGATAGTTGATAAAGGTGGTAATGAAGTGTATCCGCTATCGGGACGTAATCGGACAACAATATCGTATTTAAAGTTATTTTCTTTTTCGTAATCTTTTTTAAGTTCGTTAGCTTGCCAAATTTTATAAAAAGTAACTAATGTGCTTAAAATTCCATCTTTAAAAAGCGCGGGGTTTGTGGGTTCCTTATGTGTATAATTTTTTAAAAGAAGTTTAGGAATAGCTTCTTGGTAATTTTCAACGACTATTTTTTTAGGTTTATAAAGAGAAATAACATCATTTTCGTCTGTTTTTATTTGATCTAAACCTTCCGTGTTATTATGATAAACTCTCCATGAAAAAGATGGTCCTAATGTATCCCATGTATGGATAAAACTATCAATTTCTCCAATTTTAGAAAACGGTTCATAAATCGAATTTAAAATACTATTATAAGCGCGCCGATAATGCCTAAGATGCGCGGAATAACAAAATGCAATTTTCATTTTGAAGCTATTAAATCCTCCATTTCACCAATATCCACGCCGCCTAATGCGATATGCCGCCATAAAGTTCGTTCGCCGCCGAAATCGAAATCATCTTGATAAATCCGGCCGATACGCGCGAAACAATTGCTATAAACATCCATTGCCGCCGAACCTCCGATAGCGAACTGATCGAACGTTACGCCGTCACGATGATATTGAACATAAACGTTTTTAAAGTCCATTCGATCGATTCTAAATTTTGTATATCTCATATCCGGGCGTAACCTAACAACAATATCATACTTAAAACCTTCCCTTCTTTCCGCGTCTTTTTTTAATTCATTGCACGCCCATATTTTGTAATAACTCACGGTCGTGCTACAAATACCTTCTTGGTAAAGAGCGGGAGTCCCCGGTTTTTTATGTGTATAGTTCTTTAAATAAAGAATCGGTTTTGTTTTCTCATAATTCTCTATAAAAAGAGTTTTAGGATTATAGAAACTAGCGATTTCGATTGGGTCCGTTTTAATTAAATCTAAACCTTCGGTTCCGGTTGAGAATGTATGCCACGAATGTTTCGGACCTAATGTGTCCCACGTATGAATAAAAACGTCAATTTCACCTAATTTCGACAATGGATAGTAAACATTATCAATATAATCATTAAAATAATTTTTATATTTCCGCATGTGCGCAGAAAAACAAAAAGCTATCCGCATAATACTTCGTTTAATGTCTTTATGCCGGTCGCATACATTACCTTCTGACGATCCAAAGAATCATAATGGCGGGCAATCATTCCTATCCAAATTAATCCTTCTACTAATTTAATTAAATTAATATCTACTTTAAACGTATCGGTAAATATCTTATCTAAATTCGCCGGGTGATCCGTTTTAAAAGCAAAAACAATCAAATCTTCCCCACTTCGAACATCAAAATTATCTGTAATGATATCTTCATAACGATTAGCATAAGAATGTCTTAACTTTGCATAATCGTAAATTGGGTCTCCATAGTTTCCTTGAACACCGAATCTCCCGCGCGGATCGATAAATCGGTAAAAAGTTTTATCTGTTACTTTTACTGAAGAACTCAAAATATTACTAAAGCAAAAATCTCCATGAATAATCGTAAAAGGAGCGTTTGTGAAGAGCTTCGTTTGAATTAATTGCTTAATATCTTCCCAAATTACCTTAAAGTTTTTATAGATAAACCCATTAATATGAATTTCAGATTTTTCACTAATTACTTTAAAAAATTCATTAGACTCGATTAGTTTATTATATTCATTAATTGTTTTATCAATATACATTTCCCGTCGATAAACATCGAGTAAATCAAACGCATGGATAGTTCGTCCTTGGAAAAGTGCTAATGTTTCAGCTAAAGACTTAAATAAACAGGGATAATCAATCTCACATTGACCCAGATTGGGGTAACCATAATATTCTATATCATAGGAGTAGGGCGGCCGCGCGGTTTGACATCCATAAAAGCGCGGAAAATAAGGTTTTAACTCCCAAGGAAGATTTTGATAATAACGAATCTCATCTAACAATCGTTCGTTTTCGCTTGTTTTGGTTGCGACGCCTTGATTATTAATAGTGATTGTATTATATGCCCGAGTTACCATATATTTCTTTTTCTATATCTTCAACCGTAATCATTTTAATATTATACTTTTCGCAATAATCTTTCAATATGTTACCTTGCGCCATTTCACCCGTTTCGAAATCCATTATTTCAACAATAATAGCTACCTCTCGTAATCCGGCGGCGCGCATTAATTCAATAGATGATTCGGTATGCCCCTTTCTTTCTTTAAAAAGATTACGCCGAGCTTTCAAAACAGCAACGTGCCCGGGTTTTCGTAAATCAGATATTGTGCTTTGTGGATTACAAAAATCTTTTACCGTTAACATTCGATCGGTCAGAGAGACGCCGGTTTTACATTTAATACTATCAACTAAAATAGAAAAGGGGGTTTGAAGATAGTCGTTGGAATTCTCTACCATCATAGGTAACTGGAATTGATCTTCGACAATTTCGGTGGAGGCTGGCATACAAAATAAACCGCCACATTTTGTCATAGCAAATAATACCGCATCTCTTTCGCAAGTTTGAGCGCTTAATACCAAGTCGCCCTCCGATTCTCGATGATCTTCGAAAACAACAATGGGAATCCCGGCACGAATATCCTGTAAAATTTGATTAAACATCTAGATAGATTACAGTTAAGGTTCTATAGGCAAACCAGCTTTTTGTTTGTAAATATTCCAATTTGAAACGTAATTAGTATTTTCTTGTGTAATATCTCCAGTTTTTAAATAATGTTTAAAACTCCAATTGAATCGTTTTGGAACAATCTCTTTTAAAAAATGTTGTTTCAATATTTTATAACGAAAAAAATCTTTTAAATTCACTTCTAACTCAACCTGATCAATAAATTCTTCAGTATAGTTTCCGGCGCGGAAATAATTTTCCAAACCATCTAAAGTTAAAGGAATATTCAAAACATTCTCACAATAAAGACGAAACCAAATCCGGCGGTTTTCGTGATATTGATATATTTCTTCACCAAATTGACCGTATAAAAGTTGAGTATGATTGGAGCGTGAGTAAACCCAATAATATTTCACGGGATTAAGTAGACCCGAGACATCAATATCTCTTGTATTAATGATATAATTTTCTTTTTTATATCCGGGGAGTCTTTCCAAAAACAACACTTCCGGCTGAATTCCCGTAAGTCCTTGATGCGGAGTCTGTTCGAAATGAAGAAAATCAAAATATCGAATTAATAAAGGATGATCTAAATAAACACAATTAATTTTATTATTTTGGAGTATCTCTAGTTGTATTCTTATTGTTTGAATCCATTCTTTATTTGGTAAATCAGTACTGTCTAAGAATAAAAACCAATCATAATTACGCATGACGCCCGCGTGGAGATAGTAATTCGCGGCTTCATCATGATCATTCCGCCATTCTCTTTGAAAGATTCGACCTTCTTTCTTATTATCATTTAAAACTTCGAAGGTCCCATCGGTAGAATAATGATCTGTCCAAACAAAACCATCAACATACGGGGCGGTTACTTCAACAAGTTTTTTAATTTTATCAACCTTGTTAAAAGTTATTCCACAACACCATAGTTTTGGACTTCTCATATTTTTGTTTTTGTTTCGGTTAACCCCGCGCGGAAATATTTTTCTTGAATCTTTTGTTTAGCTTTGAATCTTTTTATATTTAAATCGTCTAATTCTTTCGCGGTAACTTCATTATCTCCATTACGAAGTTGTTCAATTTTTATGAACAATTCCGCGTTTGCTTCGTATAATTCGTTATATTCATCGCTTAGAACAATATCATCAAAATTACCAATTTGGTTACTTAAATAATTGGTGCATTCTTCTCTATTTATAGAATTTTGAGGGGTGGGATAAAAAATATCCTTTACTTTAAGGATCGAGAGATAATCGAGCGCGTAGGCTCCATCAACAATTAGTTTTACTTTTGCCGGTTTTTTGAACCAATTAAACATGAAACTCCGGAAGATTTGTTACTATCCAGATTGCGTTTGCGTTATTAAAAACTCCATCCGGGACGCGAAAATCTCTATGCCCAAATTCAAAATCAACAAAATCTTCGGTAGTCACTTCCCAATGATTTTCTATGTTTATTCTTTTTAGTAAACGGCGCGGGTGACTGGATGTTTTAATATAACCATGAAGGAATTCATTATAACACGTAGGAAACGTTACGAGATAATTTTTCGCTTCTGCAATAATCTTATTTAAACAAATAATTGAATCATCGTTACTTCCATTTGCGTATTCCCGAGTCATAAAGTGTTCTAACGTGCTAATCGAAAAAACATCTTTACCTTTATAATCCCAATGAAGAGCGTTCGCGCGGATGTTCTTTGGATGTGTATCGGTTAAATCAATAATCTCATGTTTATCCCAACCATAATGGGGTAAAACGCAACCAACTTCGGTTGCCGCCGGGAACTTAGATAAAAAATAAGCGCCAAGTGGAATTTCCACCCGACGTTCATTTTGATAAGTTACGTTATTGGGATGATCAAAATAGTTAAGTTCTACTGTGCCGACTTTAAACATATAATTTAATTTAAAATTTTTATTTTTACTCCCCGATGATGAGGTCTTTGTCCATGAGCTACTTTAGTAAGGTTTTTACGACATAGCCCAAAATGTTTTGCAAAATGATATAAGTTTTTTATTTGCATAACAAGTCCATTAGAAAATTTAACTTCAAAGGTCCGTTCATTTCCCGTCTGGATTTTCTTATCCTTAAACGTATTAATTAATATTTGACTTGGAATATAAATATTTTTTCTATTTTTAGATAAATTAATTTTACCTTGTTTAACTCGTTCTTCGTAAAACGATTCTGGTTTATCGGCGTGATAACATTTCCATCCTTTATAAGATAGAATTTCCCCGCGAGCGATTTTCATCATTTCACAATCACTTAACTCATTTTCATTACAAAACTTTTTTAAATTAAGAATTTTAGATCGAACGTTTTCAGGTGAAACAACTATCCACTCCTTCGATGACCGAATCGCCATTTTTTCTTTTTCTTCTTCGCTTCGAGATGTGTAGATATAATAAACATTATTTGTAGTATTATATTGAGGTTTTAAAAGATTTATAAATTCTTGTTCTAAACATCGATATAATCCTATATGACACGTTTTTCGATCTAAAATATAGAAGGGTAAAAATGCAAAGTTTTCAGCTCCGTATTTATTCCATGAATTTTGTAAATATTGACTATGGTGAATACCTTTCTCTAAGCTACGTTTATGTTCTGATTTTCGCTTATAAAACGGCGCAATAGTAGAACCAATATAAAAATGAAAATTTACCTTATTAAAAATAAGATAAACTCCGGTGTCATGGATATTTTTACCAATAAATCGCATTATTTCGGAAATAAAACCAAAGTTCCCTGAGCCTCATAAATAATCTTTGCTTTATGAGTATCTTTAAACAAATCAATAAATTTAGGTAGATAATCTCGAAATTCATCTGGAACAGCGTCCTTACCTAAACGATCAACGTTATCTTCAAAGTGATCATCTCGCGAATATAAAAAAACGTCGTCGCAAACAATTAAATCACGAGCACCGTTATCCGTCCGAAGTCTTTTCCAAAGTTGAAGCTCTTCCCAAAGTGGAAGTCGAATCGAGACCTCTCCGTCCGAATGTTTATTAAGCGGCCGATCATTAATATGGTAATCACTCGCCATAAAATGGGCATCTAAAAATGCAAAAATCGGCATTTGTAACGGAATTTGCGGCAATAACATCTGCAACCCATCAATACTTTTCATATTTAATAGTTGAATACGGTTATCAAATTTAAAAGTTTTAGTAGAATGATCTACTAAATCTTTATCTAATTCTATGGAAAAAAGATATTTAAATCCAAATTCACATTGCATAGCTCGCATAATTCCAGTTGCGAGCCCAAGACCCGTCTCTAGATAAATCTTAGTGTTATATTGATGAATCCACGGACCAATTGGTAAATCTTTAAGAGCGCCCATATATGTTTCCTTTTATTATATTTATTTTTCCAAAGACTACAAGATAGAATGTAAATAAACAACTTCTTTATTTATATCTTTTCCGTAAAGAGCTACCTCATGGCCATAACCGTGCCATTTATAAAGTTTAAAATAAGGATATTTTTGACGTAAAAGAACTCCTTTTGTAGAAAAATCATCACAAAGAATATAATCCGCGCGGGCCGCTTCGTATTCATCTAGCATATCTTGGGGGTTGTCGGAACCATCCAATAGAATAAGGTCTTTATTCGTTGGATTCGCTTTTAAATAACTTAAGCCACTACCAAGATAATAATTAATACCTTGAAAATAATCACCTAAAAGTTCCTTACAGATAGTTAAAGCGTTGGGATCGATATCGCAAACGGTTAGAGACCTGCCGAAACTTTTAACGTATTCCGCGAAAAAGAAAGTGCTAAAGCCGTCGCCAGCACGACCATTCCGATCACGAGTCGCGCCGATCTCAAGGATATTAATTGGTTTTTGATTAAATAAAGAAAGAACTTCGTTAAAAATTATATCTCTATTACCTTTACCTTCTTTAAATTGTTGATAAGCATTACTCATAATATTTAATATAAAAATCGTATATCTTTCTTAACTCTGGATCGGCGGTTAAATCGCTACAATATCGGGCTTGATGCCAACCAATTTGTCTAAAAAGTTCGTCCCGAGTTACTAAATGAGCGCCGCCGGTTGCATGGTCTCGGGGATAAGTTCCATCTTCGGTTATAATCTTTTCTTTAAAAGAAAGTTTCCGTTGAATCGATTTTTCATCTAAGGGAGAAAAACCTAACCACATATGATATAAACCGGGGATGCGCAACGCATTTCTCATGCTACTCGTATGTCGCCCCGCGCCAACATATTCCCCTTTCGAACGTCTATGTAGTAATCTCTCACTCCCGCGCGGATTCTTCATCCCTTTACTTCCAAAACATCGTTGTAAAACATAGGGAAAATTAGGGTCTAATTCCGCGCCGATTAATTCCGGCCGGTCAACCATTGTGATTGGCGCAAAAAAAAGACCGTTTACATTATTATTCACCGGTCTACTTATATCAGCAACCAAACCATTAAAATCAATACAAAAGATAAATTCGCTAATATTCAGAGTGATCTTCCAACCTTCGGTTTTCGCTTCGTAATAGAATACCTCTTCGTCAATAGCAAAGCCATGAAAGTATTTATTTCTAGATGGAACGATTTCCCAAGTAGGTGTTAATTCTTTAATAATTGCGCGGGACCGATCGGTCGAAGCGTAATCAATCAAGATTCCATGATCGAACATCCCCCGATGATGTTTCAACCAAAAAGGTAGTAAATATTCTTCGTTATAAAAATGAGAAATTACGGTCTTTTTCATTAATTCCGCACTGACCTTTTTGCGAGATGGTAATTTTGTTGGATTTGATCAATAATACTTATTGTATCGTCTTTAAAGGTAAAAGTAAATTCTTTTTCAAATTTTTTCGAATCAATACTAAAGTTGTAGGCGGTTGATACAAGTTTTGAAGTCGTTTGATGATTCGGTTGTTCTAACTTAATCGGACAATTTAGCTTTTTTGAAAATTCTTTAGCAATTTCTTCTGATGTGGAATTAAACGATGCGAGATTGTAAATTCCCCTTGTTTTATCTTGAACTAAAATAGTTTCAACCGCGCGGCATAAATCTGTTAAACCTAAAATCGGGCGGTTAATTTCGGGGTTAAAAAGTTTAATATGTTTATTTATTTTATAAGATTCAAACATCGCGTTGATCATTACGTCTACCCGTAAATTTGGTGAAAAACCACAAACCGTTCCAAAACGTAATCCAAAATAATTAATATCAGTTAAACTAACATAATTGTCGATCATGTTTTTACTCAGATCATAAAAATTATGTGGAATATAGGTTCGATAATCTTCAGTAACAAATTTTTTTCGTGTATTACCGTATACACTCGAACTAGATGCGTAAATAAACTTTTGTTTCTTATTTAATTTAGAAAGTAACTCAACAAAATTACAAACATTATTTTTAAAACTTTCGTAACCCCTTGATTCGCAAGATTTAACGCTTGAATTACCAGCAAGTAAAATAATAGCGTCAAATTTCTCCAATAGACTTTTTTCAAGTTGATTAAAGTTGATCCGGTAATTATTTGAATTTACTACATTACCATAAAGGTCTAAATCAACGGTTTCGACTGTAAATTTCCTTGTTAAATGAAGAAAAAGGGCGCTACCGATATATCCGGTTCCGCCGATAATTAAAATTTTCATATTAATTGAATATGAGGTAACGGTAGAATAAAATCCCCATTTAAATTATAATCCGAATGTTTTTCAATAATATTCCGAGCGAAATTCCAAGCGCTTATAAGTGTGTAAGGCGGATTCTTCTTTTTCCAAAATTCAACCGATTCAATTTTTACATTTTCCCCGGGAAGATATTTACCAACTTTTAATGGTGAATCGTCAACGCAATAATTAATATATTTTAAAGATTTTAATACTTTGTAAAGCGTGGTTAATTTCGCAGGTGCTCCGTAAGCGGCAATTTGAAGTCCAATTTCATGGTAAGTCTGTAATATTAAATTAAGATTAAAATCAATTCTTCGAAACTTCGTCATCCAACTTTGATATACCGATGGGTGATAAATTTTAGCCGCGTCTTCCGCTTTGATCATCTCATTAACTAAAGATGCTTCATTTGCCTTTTTTGAACAATAAACGCGAATACTACCACCTTGACTAATCGTCTTCTTAATATCAATTATGTTTAAACCGTATTGTTTTAATAACCGTTTTAAAGGCTTTATCGAATGATAAAAAATGTGTTCATGATAAA